GGTCAAGGTACTATACAGTATCAAGAATTAATGAGACAGGGCACCGAAGAAAAGAAAGCTCTTGAAGACGAACTAAAAGGTGGATTCTCAGAAGCTCAACAGCCGCCAATGTTTTTCTTAGGTTAATTAACCTGGAGGTAAAGCGCTTCCGCCTGCTGCAGGAGCTTGTGCAGGAGCTGCTGGTGCAGCCCCACCCGCTTCAGGTCCAGGTCCTATCTCAGCAGCACCAGCACCCGGTCCAGGACCAAATGATGGAGCATTCATAGCACCAGGGGCAGCGCCACCGCCTCCACCGCCAGGTCCGCCCTGACCTTCAGGTCCCTGACCCATTGTCATAGCTTCTTTCCAATTCTTACCAAGAGTAGCAATCTTATCTAATTCCCAAGCAAAAGCTGCATCCTTCTTTAACCATTCTCTATTAGCTAAAACTTCGTCATCACTAAAATTCATAAACTTTTTCAGTGCATAAGTTCTAGATATTAAATTTTCCGTTGCTGTAGCGTTCTTCAAGTTATTAAATTTTATATCTAATAATTGCTGATCTCTCATTGCAGCAAAATGTGAAGGAGGGTTTAATGTAATACCGATATCATTTTCGCGTAAACCGTAATCCTTCCATAAGCCCTTTAGCTTTAAATGAGTAATCAATGTATCTCTAATTGAAGAAGCAAATTGTCTTTGCAGCCTTATAATAAGACGTGCAAATTTTAATTCTTCTCGTAAAATTTCAGTACCATCTGCAAACTTAGTATCAGGCGTTAACCTGCTTGAAGGTACGCGTAATGCTTTGTATAGTTTTTTAACGAAGTAATTTAAATCGTCTAATTGACCTAAATTTGCACCGCCCTTGAGCACTTCTACTTTTGTACCCTGTTCTCCGTTACGACGTGCAAACCAATAACTATCTAACATTGATTGAGGATCGTAAACGTTTACGTTACCACCCTGTTGGTTGTCGTATGTGCGTTTAGACCAATAATTTTGCATTAAGCGTTTTAAGTACGCTTCTGCTTTTGCTGAAGGCATATTGCCTACATCAACATAAAATGCTAAACGTTCTGGTGCTCTTACTAAACGATAAACAACAATACTGTCTTCAATTAACGAAAGTTGTTTATATGCTCTACGCGCTACTTCAAGATAAGGAAGACGAATCGTTTTGTTCTCATTCCATATATGAGAGTGTAAATATGTAACTTGATGGCGTTCAAGAGGTACTAAATCCATACCGTCTTTTTGTGGTCCACCAGAAGGTCCACGATTGTTTACAAAACCACCTTTGTTCTCTTCTTTAGGCTTTGGTTTTTGTAAAAGATAGCCCTTAATAATCATATTCTGAACATTATCAAAAATAGGATTGATATGTTCAGTTGGTATTTGTACTAAACTGATAATACCGGCTTCTTTATTTTCTTCGTTAATTACATTTTCAAAGAAAAGCTCAGCATCAATTAAAATTGTCCTAAAATATTCCCATCCCTTTGTATCAAGATTAAAAAGATCTATAACTTGATTAAAGTTTTTTTCTAGTTCTTTCTTTTGACCTTCGTCTAAACGTTCACTTAAATGCAATTGAGCGTATTTACCTTTATCATCTTTAACTAAAGCATCATCGCAGAATTCATCTAATGCGTGACTAATTTCTGCATAAGAAGCCATAATACGATAGTCGGCAATTCTCTTACCCTTATCTGTATCAATTAAAGCATATAGGTAATCGTGGTAACCTTTATCAATAATAACACCGTTTAAGTTACTAACCGGATTATTAGGATCCTGTACAATGGAAACAGCCTGCTTTAAGTTTTTTTCCTGTTGAGTGGTACCAACGTTATAAAATGTACGGAACTTTGGATTTAGCTCAGAAATGTTATCAATAACTGTTGAATTACCAGTATATGGTAATTTGTTAACAAAATTGTTAAAAGACCTTGCGAAATAGTTTTGAGGTTGCTGGGCCATTGTTAATATTTACACTGTAGGTTGTTATTATATACTGGATTTAATAAAATGCCAGTACTATTATCTACTTATTAAGAACACACTAAAGTATGTGCCTTGACCCACACCACCACCATACTGTATACCTTGTCCGCTAGATTGATTACTATAAGCGGTAAAATCTAAATAATCTCCGGAGCCGTTTAAGTATATAACTTTTGATGTAATCTGACTGTAACCATTACCCGATAGTGGGTTTGTTTGTGTTATGGTTTGTGTAGAACCACTCTTTCTAATTTGTAGGTTATTCTGACCCCAAGCATTGGCAGGAGAAGCAGTACGCCACCAGACCTGAAACTCTACGTGATAAAAACCAGGTATTGTTGGTGTGAAACGATATGTTGAAGTATTTAACCAACTGTTAGGATCGGCTACAACTGTTTGCCAAGGCATCAATACATCTGAACCAGCCGGGGTGGTTATGTCTCCGCTCAACGTAGCCACAGTAACATATGAGCTAGAAACCGTTGGAGATGTTATTGGATTTGTTACTATTATACTCGAGGCGGATACACTCTGAAATGTTACATTACTTGTCGTATTAAGTGTTTGATTGGCGCCAGGGCCACTAAAACCGCTTATACCAGAAAATCCTATCGGTCCTTGTAATGCTTGATATGCAAAGTTGTTACTCATTGTTTATATTTATTAAGAAGACATATACCTCAATGAACCGACCATTGAAGCAGGTACAGAAAAGATATTTGGTGTAAGATTTACAGTTGATCCAGGGCCTATATTGTACAGTGTAAATCCTTGACTAGTACCTTCATTACCGCCTGTTATACCTTGACCCCCACCGGTAAGCCCGGCATAACGATAAACACTTAAATCTCCAAACGGCATTAATAACGGGCCGTCTTCTACCGCGAACGGCAAATTAACTAAATAAAGATTAGCTGAATTTGATACACCTGTAAACGCAGATACTGATATATTAAAAGTGCAATACACATATCTACCAGTCTTTATATACGCCCCTACTGGTGTACCGCCACTATAACCTACAGCAGACAAAGCATACCCGGCGGCTGATATTTGAGGTACCCAGGTACCGCTAATTTGTGTTGCATAAGTACCAGATGGTGGCGCTACATAAGCAGTATATTGACTGGTATTGTCACCAAATGTTATTGAACCACCTGCTGAAGTAATAGTATAACTGGTTGATGAAATTTGACCGAACGTAGTAATGTTGCCTGCACTACTAGTATAAAAAGAAGTTGCACCGGTTGTTGGGTTTAATATTTGTAAACCACCTCTACTAATAACAACATTACCAGATAAGTTAGCTACTTGTACCCCTGTTAAACCAGTTGTTTGATTAGCTAAATTAATAGAACCAAATGATACGAATAGGTCCTTAAACGGACGGTTAAGAGTACCAATAGACCAAGCACTGGTTGAAGGAACGATTGATTGTTGAAAGTAGTTATAACTCATATTATAAGATATCCCAGTTGTTGTTAAAGATTAAATGTAAGCACCCGTATGGTCCAATCAACTGAGCGAATGTTAACCCGTCAATAAGGTTTGGTCCTGTTGCAGATACTGTTATTGATTTTGTTACACCGTCTAAAGCTCCAGATTCATCTTTAATATAGTAGTTCATACCTGCAACACCAACTGGTAACTGAACAGTCATTGCACCGTTATAGTTTATACCAACTAAGTAGTCGCTTGATTGTACATTATAAGAAGAAACAGATACGGATGAAGTATTGACTAGTACACCAGCTGTTACACCAGTGTTTACTATTGCTCTTTCATTTACAACTATACCGGTTGTTGTAGAAGTTGCAAGTAACATTGGCTTGGATATTGTACCAATAGCGCTCGGAGATATAGTAGTTAATGCACCAGATAAACTAGTACTTAAATAATAACCTTCTCCTGGGTTTAATCCTGTTAACCCTGTAATAATTCCGTCGTAAACAATAGTAAATGTACTACCAGTAGAAGACTGTACAATACCAGCTGCCTGTGAATGTGCAGCGCTATCAGCTAGTGCTAAGAACCAGCTTCCGTCTACGTTACTTAATCCAACTACTTGCCCGGCGCTAAATGTATTGGAGTATGTAATGACCTGACTAGAAATGTTTACTGTACTACCAGATATACCCGAAAAACCGCTGTAACCAGAAATACCAGAATACCCACTAATACCGGAGTAACCGCTAATACCACTATAGCCAGATATACCTGTAAAACCGCTTATACCTGAATAACCAGATATACCAGTATAGCCTGAATAACCAGATGTACCTGTATAACCGGAAATACCACTATAACCAGATATACCAGAATAGCCGGAAATACCTGTAAAGCCTGAAATACCAGAGTACCCACTGTAACCACTAATACCGGAGTAACCGCTAATACCACTATAGCCAGATATACCCGTATAACCACTATAACCAGATATACCAGAGTAGCCACTAATACCGCTATAACCAGATATACCTGTGTAACCAGAATAACCTGATATACCTGTAAAACCTGAAATACCAGTATAACCAGATATACCTGTAAACCCGCTATAACCACTAATACCTGTAAAGCCTGAAATACCGCTGTACCCGCTTATACCTGAATAACCAGATATACCAGTATAGCCTGAATAACCACTTATACCGGTAAAGCCGCTGTAACCTGAAATACCAGTGTAACCAGATATGCCAGTATAACCACTGTAACCGGTGAAGCCTGAATAACCTGAAGTACCGGCAGCGCCTTGAGCACCTTGTGCGCCGTTTGTACCAGCTGCACCTTGAGCGCCGGCTGAACCTGTGGTACCGCTAAAGCCTGAATAACCAGAAGTACTGTTACCAGAAAAACCAGATATACCACCTTGACCAGCTACCTGTATTTCGAACCAAGGGTTAGTATTTACTGGAAAATCTGTATTACCATTAATACCCACGTTACCAGCGGTATTGTTTAGTAGCTGTAAAGATACATTAGTAGTTGTTACCGGAGTAATAATAGCTGCAGCAATACCACCAGCCGCTAAATACGCAGCATTACTTGTAGTACCGTATGTCGGGCTTACACTACCTATTTGCGTGCCTGTTGTAGTATTAACCCAACCAAAAGCAACTTGACCACCGCCAGCACTAGCAGAAACTGCAGGTACCTCAGCTCTTAATGAATATGTGTAACCAGCAGATAATGTAATAACACCTGTAGAAGTGTTGAGCGAGATATAACCTTGACCAAGATCGGCGTCAGCAGTATTAAACACTACAGCACCGCTTAATGCTATTGCCTGTCTGGTGTTTCTACTACCTCTTAAATAAGGTACTGGAGCAGGATTACCTGCAGGACCTGTAGGACCGCTATAACCAGAAGTACCAGTAGTACCTTGCGCACCAGTAGCGCCTTGAGCACCGGTAGCACCTTGCGCTCCATTTATACCGGAATAACCTGAAGTGCCTATACCGCTAAAACCACTATAACCCGAGGTACCACTATCCCCTTTAATTTGGCCTACATTAGTCCAGGTTGTACCACTATATACCCATAAATTACCGAGTTTTTCATCGATAACCCCGTTACCTACAGTTGCTGCGGAAAAAGCAGTGTTTAAAGTTGTTTGCGGATTATTCGGTGGGTTTACATATACATCTGGTACAGTACCGATAATAGTAACCGAAGAACCGTTTACACCAGAATAACCTGATGTACCTACATCACCTTGAGCGCCTTGAAAACCTTGATCCCCTTGCGCGCCTTGGAAACCAATATCGCCTTGAGCACCTTGTACACCAATAGCACCTTGAGCACCTTGATTACCTTGATAGCCTTGCGCACCTGAAGTAGAATATAACGCCCACTCAGACGGATCGTTTGAAGGATCTAAGTAAACATTTACAGTCGTTACTAGACTAATATATGTATTATTAGTTATTGGGGATACTGCAACTGTATTTGCTACATATGAAGACTGTACCCAAGTACCAATAAAGTTTAATACTGTACCTTGCGCACCTTGTGCACCTTGGAAGCCTTGATCTCCCTGGGCACCTTGTGCACCAATATCGCCTTGATTACCTTGGAAGCCCTGAGCGCCTTGATCTCCTTGCGCTCCTTGATTGCCTTGGAAGCCTTGATCTCCCTGAGCGCCTTGTGCACCATCATTACCGTTAGCGCCTTGTGCACCTTGTGCTCCTGAACTACCACTACCTGCAGGGCCATATGTAATTTCTGCTGTAGATGTATTATAATACACAGCATTTATAACAGAGTCTGTATCATTGCGTACTGGGTTTACAAAGAAACCGCTGCTTAATGCAGGAGTAACATTACCTGTTGCATTAATAACAATACTATTAGGAACTTGATAAGGATAATCACTTTCTGCACCACCAGCATAATGACCGATAGCGATAGCGTTATTACCTTGTTGATAATGACCAGCAAATCTACCAATAGCAATAGCGTGTCTACCTTGACCAGTAGCACCAGCGTGATTACCAATAGCAACTGATTGATCAAGTTGATCTGTGGAACCAGCATATGTACCAATAGCTACTGAATCAGTGTGTTGATTTGTGTTACCAGCATTTAAACCAATAGCAACTGAGTCTGTAGATTGAGAAGTGATTCCTGCACCTGTACCGATTGCGATTGGGTTAGTAAAATTATTAACTCCCGTATAAGCTGTGGTTTGTATTGAACCGTCTGGGAATACTATTGTACCGCTTAACCCTATACTAGTACCAGCTTGAGATTGCGGGTCTATTGCAGCTGAAGGTAATATTAACCGGCCACTTAAATCAAAATTCCAATTATTAAATAGGGATCCACCGTTATCTACACTAGTTTGTATCCAGGCACCGTCGTCTTGAGCAAAAACTATTTGATTAAAGCTATTACTATATATACCTGCTGAACCACCTGGTGGTGCAATAATTTCTCCTGAACTTATTGCTGATTTATCGCTAAAAGCTATCGCAGTACCGTTATTAAAGTACAGATTACCATCTGTAGATAATGTAACTGTATTTGAACCGTTTATAAGTTGGTCTGTAGGACCACCACTACCACCACCCGATAAACCAGGAAATAAGTTTCTATTCCAATACATAAATTATGGTCCTACTCCGTTCAAGGCTTTAATAGCAGCAGCTATTCTATCTAACGCGCCTTGTATTGTTGTAGGTGCAGCTCCATTCCAGTTTGAAGGTACAGCAGGTGTATAAGCACCTGTATACGCTGTTGTTTGTGTAGAGTTGTCAGCAAAATTAATAGCACTTACCGAACCAATTTGTAAAGTAGTAGTAGATTCAACAGAACTTAAATAAACTGTATTAGTACTATTTGTGCAAATACTTAAATTTACATTTGAAATAGGCGGTGCATCAAACCCGTTGTATAAAGGTTTATTACCGATTGTTAATTTTTGAACTAAAGCTCCGTTATTACCTAAAATTTCTACTGCGTACCCACTAGCAGCCTGGTATAAAGATGGTATGTAAAAACCGGGTATGTAAGTATTTATACCTGGAGCAGAAGTAATGGAAATACTTGTACTGCTTAAAGCTCCGTATAAGGAAAGACCTTCATTGGTACTATCTCCGAATCTCGGCCATTGTATCTGATCTTTTAATGTAAACACTGTACCGACGTGTACTCCTGGTGCAGCATTTTCTCTATAAAATTCTAACCAGGTACCACCAAAAGCTGAACCGTTAGCATTGTCTATTAATTGAGTGCCTGTACCTTCTGTTATATGTTGTATATAACCGTTATTAGCTGATAAAGTAATATTACCATTAGCTAATGGGTCGTGGGTAGCAATTAAATGATTTGTTGCAACAGTTTGTATATTTTGATAAGCACTTAAGCATACAGTTATACCATCTTGAGCAGCTTTAATTATTAAATTATTAGCAGAAAGATTAGATGTATCAAAATTACCATACAGAGCTTCATAACCTATAGTAATTTGACGAGTTTTAACACCGTGGGAACCAATAAGCTCAATTTTTTGCCCGTTGTTAGAAGCATTTATTGAAGGTATATAAATACCTGGAACAGAATTTACATAACCAGGGCCTGCTCCGAAAAATAAGCTTGTATTATTAGAGTTGCCGTAATATAAAATACCTTCAGTACCGTCAGTGTTGAATGCTGGAAATATAGGAGCATCTTTAATATTATAAACCGAACCTTCTAAAATATTATAACCACTTAATGCATTGGTTCTATAAAATTCTAACCAACTACCACCATAAATTGACTGGCCAATATTATCTTTAATCTGTAAACCGGGCCCATCTGTTTCAATTATTACGTAACCGTTATTAGCTGATAAAGTAATATTACCATTAGCTAAGGGATTATGGGTGGCTATTAAGTGATTGGTTGCAACAGTCTTAATACTGTTGAATGCACTTAAGCACATTGTTACACCATCCCCTACCGGGTTAATTAATAAATTATTTTGAGGGTTTGGTAACGTGTCGTAATTGCCGTACAGGGCTTCATTACCTATAGTTATACTTTGTGTTTTTGCTCCGTTAGGGCCTATCAATTCTACTTTACGCCCGGTGTTAGCTGCATTTATCGAAGGTATATAAATACCTGGAATTGAATTTAAGTAACCCGGTCCCGCCCCAAAAAACAAGCTTGTGTTGCTTGTATTGCCGTAGGTGAGCATACCTTCAGTTCCGTCTGTATTAAACGCAGGAAAGATAGGAGCATCCTTAATATTATAAACCGATCCCTCTAAAATATTATAACCACTTAATGCATTGTATCTATAAAACTCAACCCAACTACCACCATAAATAGATTGCTGTATATTGTCTTTAATCTGTAACCCCGGACCAACTGAATCAACAATCGTGTAACCGTTATTTGCGGAAAGTGTAATATTGCCGTTTAAAAGCGGGTTAGTTGTGCCGACAAGAATATTTGCTGCAGTAACCGATAGCTTATCGTTTAGTTTGCCGTAAGCATATGAATCTCCTTCAACGTATAAATTACGAGTTGTTCTGTTTAAAGCAGTAACATCAGCGGATAAAGAAACAACATCAGCAGATAATGCAGAAACTGAAGCTGAAGAAGCACTACCACCTGCACTTAAAATTGCTGCACTTAAAGAAGCTAAAGATGTTGCTATGCCCGCACTTAAAGCTAACAGATCCGTGTTTAAATTGGTAAAATTTTGATTTAGCGCGGTACGGCTGTTTTTTAGAAAGTCTGTAGACTGTAAGGTGGTAATTTGGGCCATATCGGTTTATATTATTTAGTATAACTGGCTTGATGTTTACACAGTAAGCCAGGTGTATGTATTACCATCCCAGGTAAATGTTGCGTTAACCCAGTCGATTTCAATTGGGTTGACTGTGACGACTTTAATACCGCTTAATGCGTAAGGTTGCTGAGTGGGGTGACCAGGAACATAAGAATCTTTAGATAAAATAGAATATCCTGCTGCATTAACTACAATAATGTCGAAATATCCGTCTGACGCAGCTTGATCCGGCGCTTGATAATTAACAACTAATTTATTGTTGCTCTGTATCCAATAATTTAAAGCGGGTACTACATTAGGTAGATCTGGATATTTCGCAGAAAGAGACGGTACCGTTGAAAACGAACTAAGCGTAGTTACATTAGTGTAACCGAACATACCAGGCACTGAACCGCTTAAATACACCGCATCGGTGTAACTGTACATATCGCCTAAAAGGGTGCAGGTACCGGAAAGACTTGTTGGGGTTATCCAGCGGTCGGTAAAGCTTGTAAACGGTCTTGCCGAAACTGTAACTGTTTCATTATAGGGGGTACCGTTTAACGCATTTAATATATTATAAATTGAACCATATTCCGATTCATTAGTAGGAATAGCTGAAACTGCATAAAAATTGCTATCAATTTTAAATATTCTACCAACCGGGCTTGTATCTGATTTAAATAACCAGCCTTTTATTGTAAAACTAGTATCACAGGTAACTCTTGTAGGTTGATTACCGTTAATATCGAATGGATAGCCCATTTTTAAGTTACCATCCCAAAGAACTTCTGTTCTTATCTCTCGTCCAGGCATAGCATCATTGACCAAAGAAATAACAAAATAAGGATCACTCCACGGAACAAAATTACTAAGAATTTGATCCATATCGGTTTGAAATCGAGTTAAAATACTAATATTAACAACTATGTTGACGGGTACCGGTTGTAAAGTATGAGTACTGGATACATCAGTAGAAGCTTGGTTATAATAATAACCACCGAGTTTATTAAAGACTCTAGTGTTGTCACGAGATATTGAAGATATGCTAAAAGCTACCGCAGGAACCGTTATATGCTGTGCTTTATTAACTAAGTCATCTAACACTCTTTCTTTTGCTGAATACACATAACGAACTGCAACCGCGCTACCTGCATTTCTTTGGTTATCAAATCGTTTTACGATTGCACCATCAAAAGCCTGTAAAAACTGCGTTAGTAAATCCTTAATTTCCCAGTGATAATTGTAGTATTGCACTACGTATACTTACACGATTCTATTTAAAAAGTGTCCTGGTAATATATTTCTATTTTGAGTAATAACTTTTGCAGATAATCCGTCTAAAATATACGTAACGCTCTCGTCTTCTTTAGTTCTAGTACATCTTCCTGCAGCCTGGATTAAGGATATAAACATTTTCATTCTATACCAATCCGATTCTTTTTCGGAAAGAAGCTTTATGCGTTTGTTTGCAAGGGAAAGGTACGGTAATTTTACAATAACCTGCCACTTTCCGTAATCTCCCTTAAGATCTAACCCCATAGTTAAAGATGGGCTCACTAAAACAGTAGGGTCTGTACGTAAAAAATGCTCTTTAACTATAGATTCATTAGTAGCACCCTCTTCTCTGTATAGAAATCTCTTGCCATTTAGCTTATTTTGCAATGCCTGTGTAATAGCAAATGAGTGAGTGTGTATGATGCCCTTTTCGTTTTTGTGATATTCAGCAATTTTTTGTATTTCTTCAATAATTTTAGGTAAATTTGCATCAATAGTCTTATGACTTAATGGGTACTTGCTACTAATAACTATAGGGCTCTTTTTTGCTTCAAAAGTAGACTGTAATTCTATATACTTGTAATCGGTGATACCTAAATTCTTTGCAAAAATATCCCGATCTACAATAGTAGCACTCATTAACACTACAACTTCTGCAAAATTAAACAAGCAGTTAGTGAGTTTATCTATTTTTAATGGAGTGACGGTTACCTTTTCCGCGTCTTTTTCAACAATATACTGAGCATCATCCCAGTGATCTATAGTATGCTTTATAGCTTCAAGTAAATCTTTACGTTGCTGCTGTTTTACTAGTTCAACTTTATGTTTTTCGTAGCGAGGTCTGTCTGAAAACTCATCAATAGCATTTTCTAGAGAATTGCACACATCTACTAACCAGCCCAACACTTTTTTAGGTACTTCAGAAGTGAGTTTATCTATAGAAACCCCCAGATAATCAAACGATCTATAATTAATTACAGCAGAAAAGTTTTTTACAATTTCGTCTTCTAGTTCTGAGCATTCATCACACACTATAATTTGTCTAGTTTTGAGATGATCAGGTAAATTAAAAAACGAAGCGTAGTTCAACACAGTAAATTTCTCAATTAGTGCGTCGTTACGTGTTTCATAGTACGGGCAAATACAATCTCCCCAGCATTTTTTCTTTAAATTAGGAGATATTACACAGGGTGCGTGATCTACAGTAAAACTATCGTCTACTTCGCATTGATAGTTAGTTTTACCCTTAAAAATTAAGCTATCTTCAAATAAATTACCGTATTGATCCTGTAACGCTTTAGTGGTTGTAAGAGCAAACGTACCGTGTGGTTTAAATTTCGAAAAAACCCCAACAAAATCCTTATCATAAGCCTGATAATTCTTTATTAGCTTAGAATATTCTGGATCAGCATCATTAGTAGTATTAGCAAGTGTTTTGCTAAAGAAGGATTTACCAGACCCAGTAGGTGCCTGTACTATAATAAACTTAGTACCGGAATTTATTGCATCCTGTATCTGTTGCAAACCAGATACTTGATGCTCTCTAGGTGTATGGTTCTCAGGAAAGTAGCTGAGAATAGGTTGGTCAATCTTCATTTAATTTAAAGACCTATTATACAGTAAAAACTGTACTTTACAAGGCTGAAATTGTAAGGACTGTGTCGTAAAACCGACTATTTTTGACTTTAGTTACACCTTTGAGGGAAAGTAACAAATCATAGTCATTTTCAGCTAAAGCAGTCAATCTATAATCAAAATTAATCTTATTCCCGTTCTTACCTATAGAGTACGGGTACGGTATTTCAAATGTTTCTTTCTTTTTTTCATTAATTAATATAAAAGAAAGATAATTACCGGAAAGTTTATACAGTAAGAGCTTGCCGCTCTTGTAAGTTTTGTGCTTAAAGCAGAATGTTACCTCTTTTTGCAAAAAAGGCATAATTAAATTGTCGATATTTTCGGTCACGTGTGCATAAACTGTACTTTTTGAGATTCAGACATTTTAGAAAGTACAGAATTAAAAAATTTCCAAAATTCATCTGGTGGTGTTGATTTAATGGCACGTACCACTTCTACGCTTTCAGCGGGTATTAACCTAAAGTCTTGAAGAAATATATCCCAGGTCATTACTAGTCCTTTTTGTTCAGGACTGAACTTTAAATGGCCTGGTGCACCGTGAAAGTTTAAAGCCAGTCTACCAGGCATACTGTTTAAAAGATTCGTATCGTTAGTTGCGAGCATTCTTCTAAAGTTTAATCCGGGTAAAGGTCTACGTCTTGTAAATCTGAGTTCAACTACATTACTGTTGAGGATTTGTTCTAGAGTGCCCGGCGTCATTCATATTACTTAGCGGGTTTAGCTCTACCAAAAATGCGTTCTTCATTAAGAAATACGATATTTTTTAATCCGTTCATTTTAGCGCATTTAATTCCGAAGTTACTTGGAAAAATAACGTATTCTCCGACCTTAGTCTTACAACGTGGACCAGCTAGAATTACTTTAGCTACGCGCCAAGCGGATTGTACCATATTAGTAGGTACAAAAATGCCTTCTCTTAAAACCGCGGTATTGTCTTCATTGCAATCTGCAAACTGGCACATCATAATATCATCTAAAAGACTATCTATACGCCAATCTACGAGATTTAAGTCTGAACCCAAGTAATCGTCGAGACGAACCATACCCTTGACATTATCTGTCTCAACATCTTCATTAGCTTGAAGTGCCTGATTGCGTTCGTAATCGCCCACTCCTTGGGCTTTTAAATCTCTTTCGATTTTATGTGTTAGATTTTTCTTCATTTGGTAATTTTAAATTAAATTGCTCTATGTATAGACTTACTTCTCTACTTGAGATTTCAAGGCAGTTGGCAACCTTAGTTAAGCTTTCATTAGACTTCTTAACAGTTTCTTTTTTCGCTTTTTTAATGTAATTGAATCGCTTGTATTTGCACTTAGGTATTATTGTATCTAAAGCAGTAAACCATTCAGAATTACCTTCAAAACTCTTCCAATATCTATTAGTAGTTTCGTTGACTATATGAGCAAGCGGTGCAGAATACATAGAACACCAACGCTGAACAAGGAACGGTTGAAATTCCTTGTTCTCGTTGATGTTTTCTACGTTAATTTCCTTACCTTTATATAAAACTCTGTTAATGTAATCAAACATTAAACAATAACCTTTGTGGTTGCAACAAAAATATTATCTACCATACCATAGAATAACTGATGCACCTGTTTTTGGAATGTTTCAGCTTGTTCAGGTGTAAGGTTAGTGCTATATGCAAATGCAGGAGCTTTTTTACCAGCATTAATATTAATACCGGTATGTCCAATAGCTACTCCGTCTTTAGAATAGGTTATACTAACCGACGCTTTGCCTTTTTGCTGTATGATACCACCCTGATTGTGTTCAGAATGAATAATAATATCATCGCCCTTCATTTCAATAGGCTTGTTAATATAAGGGTGTAAAGC